TCAATGCTTCACAACATACCGGTAGTATGCCGCTTCCTTATTTTTCACTGCGTCCTTGTCTTCGAGCCAGAACGCACAAGCAGCGTCAACATAGTAATCAATGTTGCGGATGCCGTGTTTCTCGTTGACCTTGCCAAAGTCGGAGTATACAGCGTTCATTGCCACCCAGAATTCTACCGGGTCGTAATTCAAGTTGTGCTGCTGCATTACCTGCTTGCACTGTTCAAACGTCCAGTGCGGGCCGGTCGTGCCATCAGCGTTCTGCATGTTGTGCAGCCATTCGTCCGCCATGTCCTTAGTCATACGCCCGGTGTGCGTGCTGGACGCATAGCCCATAGTGCGCTCAGAACCGTGCGTCTTGTCGCCTACATAAGAAGTATCCCCCATGTAAGCATCATCGTCACGAAAGCCAATAGGGCGCATCTCGTCATCGTAATCGGGGTACTCGTCATACTCCGGATATTCCATGCTGCTTTTCGGCGCAAAGCGTCCGTCAGAATAACGGCGATAATTCCGCATCTCCGGTTCGCCGCCGTGAATACGCTCATCATAGTAACCGTAAGGCTCAATATGATTGTACCGATACCGCACGCCGTAATGCTGGCGATCTTCGGGATACGTCTTGCGGATTCTCCATTCCTCCGGCGAAGCATTCTCTCGGCGGGTGTGCTGCATCAACAGCATTCGGGTTCCTCGTTTCATGATGATACCCCCTTACGCCGTCGGCGCGGTGCCGTTAATAGACCGCAGCGCGTCAGAATGAGAGCAGCAGGAATTACCGAGCATTCGGAAACTGCCGCCGCTGGACGAAGTGACCACCCGGCAAAGGTACTTGTGACGGGTGTCCAGATTAAACACTGTCGCCTGTGCGCCGTTGCATTTCAGCAGCGGATACGTTACCGTTCCGTCGCCGATTGTGATTACTACCGGTGCGCCGATGATCGTTGTGCTCGGAATGTTCTGAGCGATTACGATTCCGTATACGCAGCCGTTCTGGTAATCTCCCGCCGGAATGTTCACCGTCAGCACGCCGCTTGCGTAAGTCACGCCCTGTGAGATACGCAGGTTCGGACACAGTTTTTGTACAGGCTTGCAAGCCATAATCAAAACCTCCTATCAAAGCCGGGGGAATGTCCCCCGGCTGAACGTATCTCTCACATGCCGCAGCAGGTGTTGCAGCCGCAGCCGGAAAACTGGTAAGGTGCCGGAACCGGGAACGCCGGTACCGGAGCCGGACGCAGAGCGTTTACAAGGTAGTTGTTCTGCGCCTCCTGAGAAGCCGCGAACTTCAAGGTCTGGTTCTCCGTCTGGAGCGCCGCGATCTTCTCTGCCTGACGTGCAGTTTCCATCTGGTCAATCCGCGCAATGATACGGTCAGTGTCGTTGTGGGTAGACTGGATGATATCACGCGCATTAGTAGCAGCGTTGTAATTGGTGTCGCAGAAACCGCGTTCTACCTGACGCTGCGTATCGCAGCAGCAAGAAGCCATCTGCGTGCCCAGAGCAGTAAGGCCAGCAGTTACGCCGTTAAAGCCAGTGTTCATGTTCTGGTTTACGCCGTTGATAAGCTGTGCGTTCTGGTAGCCGAGCTGGCAAACCGAATTGTCCACGCCGTGGAAGCCGTTAGAAACCGCGCTGCCGAGCGTGTTGAAACCGGTAAGCATC